CAATCACAAGGAGTTTTGACCATGCTTAAGTTTTCAAAAGGGAATGCCAAACTAGGCAAACACACTCTGATCTTTAACCTGCCAGCAGGTAAAACATGCCCAGCAGCGAAGTTCTGTAAGTCATCAGCTGTCGTTGATGTCAACGGCAAACGATCAATTCAAGATGGTCCAGACACTGAATTTCGGTGCTTTGCTGCATCTGCTGAGGTTCAGTACAACGCTGTCTACGCTTCAAGGAAACACAATTTTGATCTAATTAATGAGATCATCATCGGCCACGTGAAAGGCTACAAGCAGCATTCAGACTTGGTCGATCTCATCGATTCATCATTGCAACATCACAGAACCAAAAAAACTTCACTCGTGAGGATTCATGAATCTGGAGACTTTTTCAGTCAGTATTATCTTGCTGCCTGGATTGATGTTGCTAATCGCAACCCTGATCTTAAATTCTACTGCTACAGCAAATCACTGAATTTATTTCTTGATATTGTTTTGCCTGAGAATTTCTATATGACGGCATCATATGGCGGGCGACATGATGCATTGATTGATCAAGGTTATTTCAAGCGGTATTGTGTAGTCTGTAAAACACAACGTGATGCAGACTTGCTAGGACTTGAGGTAGATCATGATGATTCGCACTGCTTCTATTCACGTCCGTTTGCTTTGTTAGTTCACGGCACTCAACCTAAGGGTTCTGAATGGAGCAAGGCGATCCAAGAGAGAAAAAAGGCCAAGGAGTTTGTGGGTTATTCCAAATAGCAACTTATACACTCTCGTACATTAACAACAATCAATTCAATTCACAGTCATGACATCATCCACTTTTGGCAACATGGCACCTTACATTGATCTGAGAGACTTTCTAATCAATTGTGAGGGTTACACCTTTAAGCAATTATTCGGTCTCAAGTATCCACAACTGATGGATCTTTATTACGGCAAAGCGTCCACAATCTATGCGGTTACTAAGTCAAAGCGTGCATGGCTAAGAGCACACATTGACACCATCTCTGGATTCTTCGGAGAATTGTTCTGATGATCTTAGAAAGTATTGTTCTCGCTTGGTTTTTATCCACTGCTTTTATTCTTTGGAGGAATGAACAATGAAAGATCATGAATTCGTTTCATTTTTGTTTGACAAACTTGTTCATCATGTTGACACTGACATGATTGACTTACACGATGATGATTCATGCTGTGATCACATTGAGTTTAAACAGCTAACACTATTGGAGGAATGAATAATGATCTACCATCCAAACATCGATGATGAGACATTGTTCCGAATTCAGGAACGCGAGTATGCATTAATGATGGAACGTTTCTATGAACAAATGATGATGATGATGACTCTTGGTTCACTGATCCAATGTCAAAAGCTAGTTATCACCATTACTAAAACAAAGCCGGGTTAATCACCCGGTTTTTTTATACATTCACAGTCACAATCATCACAGTCATGGCAAGGACGGAAGAGATTGCTTCTTTTATCAAGGAGGCACATCCTCTCACCATTAAATACATGGACGCAGAGCTAATGAACTATCTAAAACGGATAGATTCGCTTAACAAAATGCAAGATCAAATGAACCAGATTCGTTTACTTGAACAAACCAAAATCAAGGAGTCAACCAATGAGTTTTGAATTAGTCCATGAGTATACCAATGATTGGTACTTATCACTGAACGATTGTTATGAATACAATCTACCAACCGAGTACATCCTTATGTATTTGGAAGCAATTGAAGACATTCAAGGAGGTAACGACTATTGACTCAAGTTAACAACTGGGAGCCATTAACCGTGTATGAGTATGAACAACTGAACGGCCAGGTTAGTTACATTTTGGCAAAAGACGACCATGAAGCTGCTGATATAGCAGCAATGCTATGTGGTGGCAGCGAGTTTTTAAAGGATGTGAGGCTTTCGTATGAACAGTAAGAAACCGTATGGCGCTAATAATTGGCGTCTGATCAAAATGTCACCAGATGAGTTGTTTCCAACTCCAACATTTGAGGAGTTTATGGAAGCGAGAGTCCATTCTTGGGAGTTAAGAGACAGTTATGTGTCAATTAACAGAATTTACAACACCAAGACAGGCAAAGTTACAGAAAAATCTTATCAACAACAAGGACCTGCGACAAGGTTTCTTGCCAAACATATTGACAACGAGGATTTGGACATTGCTACAGCTACACACACTGAACTCTATCACTTCAAAACAGATGACCATTGAAAACATGACGGAGGAAGAGTATACATTTTTCCTTGCTTACGGTGTCAAAGATGACCAACAGCTTTTGACGCAAGAGCAGTTTTATGAAACCTGCTGGTCCCAATAGTGCAAATTATGTAAGCTGCAGTACAGTAATTAATAGGAGCAGTCTTGTTATGGTCAAGCGTATAAATTTCAACATGAATGATGAATGCCACGCTTTACTCAAAAGTGTTTGTGCACTTAAGTGCGTATCATTAAAAGATTATGTTTATGGTCTTGTCAGGAAGGACTTTGAAAATCTAGTAATGAATGATCCACAGGTGTATGACATTTTCATGTCACAAGATTACCCGACTGGATCTAATGCTGCTGCGTTGAAATTGAAAGTAAAAACATCAATGAGTAAAGACAACTAATTGGTTACGCTCTATCTTTAATTGAATGAATATGTATTATTCACTACTCAAATTAAAGTTCACTGCGAACACGCTATGCTTAACAGTTCTTCGAGGTAGAACATTTGTACTTATCGGTTCAGAGGCCAGGGAGGTATGACATTTGGTACAACCGTAACACTCTGCATATACATGTAGGTATAATAGTAATGCAGATCTCCAGACCCTTCTGTGGACCCATTAAGGCGAG